GCAAGAACAGCAAGAACGGCAAGAACAGCAAGAACCGCAAGAACAGCAAGAACCGCAAGAACAGCAAGAACCGCAAGAACAGCAAGAACAGCAAGAACAGCAAGAACAGCAAGAACAGCAAGAACAGCAAGAACAGCAAGAACCGCAAGAACAGCAAGAACCGCAAGAACAGCGAGAACAGCAAGAACAGCGAGAACAGCAAGAACAATCACAATTTAATTTGGCACAAAAATTAAAAGATTTAAATATAACACAAGATGGTAAAGCAAGATCGAAAGCAATTATTCTAGATAATTGTTATTCGGCATTATTAGATGATTCCGAAGATTCTGAATAATAAACAATTTTTTAACAAAAAATACTAATATTTTAATTACTAATATTATAATTAATAATATTAGTAATCAAATGAATATCTAATATATTAGATTTTATTATTTGATAACCATTGTATTTGTGGGAAACGGTATATTTGCTTATTACTTGGATTATAATAAGGACGATATTTAATTGTAGGTGATGGTAATTCTCTCCAATTATCGTTTGTATGAGAATATTTAGCTTTTCCAATTGGTTGATATTTAAATTTTTTTGTTATTTTAAATAAAAAAATTAAAATTATAAATATTCCAATAAATAATAATAATTTTTTAACATTTAAATTTGGAATAAGATGAACTAGGCTTAACATTTGTTATTTTACAATATATTATTTACATAGTTTGAATAATAATTAATTGCATTTTTTTTAAAATATATGTATATATTTTTTCTTTATTATAAATTAATTTACTAAAAAAAAATTCTTCATTAAAATTTAATGGAACTTTTAAAACAATTAATTTAGATATATTTTGTAAAGAATTACAAATCTCCCACATAGGGATACATGATAAGTATAAATTTATTTTCTTTTTTAATTTATAATTTTTACCACCCCAAGGTGGATCGATATATATAACATCTTGTTTTAAATTATCTACAATTTCAAGTGAATTTCCTTCATAAACTGTAATATTTGTACGAGCATAAACATCAATATTATGTTGTAAAAATTTACATCTTTTACTTGATAGTTCAATTGAATTAATATGATTAAAAACGAATGAGAATCTTATAGTATCTCCCCCGATACATGCAGTCATATCTGTAATTATACTTTTTTTTGGAACAAAATTTAAAATTAATTGAATAATTCTTTTTGACTCTTCTAATGGTGTCATACTATAGACTGCAACATTATCCATTTTCAATTGTCGTAAAAAATTTTCGGTACCGTCAAATAAATATTGTAAATTTTCAATAGGTAGTGATTGAATAATATTTTTCATGATAATTACTTTAAAAAAATGTATTTATTAACATGTAATTTAGATTATTTATGTATTGTTATTTCACTTTTATTAAATATTTTTTTTATTTATACAGTTATAAAGAAAACGATTTTCATCAATTTAATTTTAATATAGTAATTATTTTATCTAATATTTTTGTAGTTTTAGCCGACTTTTTTTTATATTTAGTATTATTAATATATTTAAAAAATATATATTTTTAATTTTAAAAAATATATATTTTTAATTTTAAGTAAATTATTATATAAAATCTGAGAACGGATATTTAAATTTTCAAAAGTGTAAAATTTAAATAATCGTTAAATATTTAAAAAATTAATATTGTATATAAATTAAATGAGTAGTGGTTTAGATTTAGAATTAAAAAAATTTGATCTTCGTTTAATAAATGATGATGCGGTAATTGCAGCAATTGGGAGAAGAAGAACTGGTAAATCGGTTGTTGTAAAAGATATTTTATATCATAAAAGACATATTCCATTTGGTACAGTAATTTCAGGAACAGAAGCAGCGAATGAATATTATGCTGATTTTATTCCAAAAACTTATATATTTCATGAATATGATAAAAAAATAATAAATAATGTTTTAAAAAGGCAAGTTAATCTTATGAGGAAAATCAAATCAAATGATAAACGATATAAAAATGTTGATCCAAGATTATTTTTGGTATTGGATGACTGTTTATTCGATGATTCTTGGACGCGTGATAAATGTATAAGAAGTGTTTTTATGAATGGTCGCCATTATAAGATATTATATTTTATAACTATGCAATATCCATTAGGGATTCCACCAGCTCTTCGAACTAATATTGATTTTACGTTTATTATGCGTGAACCATATTATTCAAATCGTAAAAAAATTTATGAACAATATGCTGGTTGTTTTCCAAATTTTCAAATATTTTGTGATGTCATGAATTCATTACAACAATTTGAATGCTTAGTCATTAGTAATAATGCGGAATCGAATAGGTTAGAGGATCAAGTTTTTTGGTTTAAAGCAACTATGCGAGATAAATTTAAATGTGGAAGTAAACAATTTTGGCAATATCATGAAGATAATTATGATAGTGATGAAAATAGAAAAAATTTTGATATAGAAAAAGTGAGTTCTACAAGAAGATATGGTAGTATTAATATTAGTAAAGTTGATATATAAATTAACAATATAATTCTTCAATAATTTTTTTATTTTTGTTCATTATAATAGTTCTTTTTATTTTTAAAGTTGGTGTAAGTTCATCTGATTGAACCGAAAAATCATCTAATAAAATTTTAAATTTTTTTACTGTTTGAGCATTTGATATAGCCTTTGTATTTGCTTTTTTAATACCATATTCTATGATTTTATTTAAAATATTACAATTTTGAGCTTCTTCTGTATTTTTAATAGTACTTCCTTGTTTTTCCAAAAATTTACAAACACTATTTTCTAAATTTCGAGTAGGAATTTCATCATCCGAAATTACACATTTTAATGTAATCAAACAAGTTAAGTATTTTTGAGCATCACCGATTACAACAATATTTGAAATAATATCAGATAATTCTTTTTTTATATTATTTTCAATTAAAACTGGGGCAATATTTTCACCACCGCGTGTTATTAAAATTTCTTTTATACGACCGGTTATTGTTAAAAATCCATCTTTATCTATATAACCAATATCACCAGTATGATAATAACCATTAACATCAATTACTTGTGATGTTTTTTCTCTTTTGTTAATATATCCCATAAAAATATGTCTTCCTTGACATATTATTTCTCCATTATTTTCCTCATCAGGAGAAAATAATTCCATTTCTTCACCTGTGAATTTATAACCACAACAAACTCGTTTTTGAGTATAACCTGGAATTTTGACATATAATTTGAAATTTGTTGGTATATTAAAAGAAATTGGACCACAACATTCAGAAGCACCATATAAATTCATAATTTGAATATCTAAACTAGAAAAATAATCTAATACAGCAGTTGATATTGGAGCAGCACCAGTCAAAAATAGATTACATTTATCTAAACCAAGACCTTTTTTAATTTTACTAAATACGATTGTATCAGCTAAATAATATATATATGGTAAATCTTGTTTTAATTGTTTTCGTTCTGTAGCTAATAAACCTATCCTTTTTGCTTTACTTCCAACCATTTTTTTTAAACAACCATTTTTTTTACCTAATAATTGCATTTTTTCAGCAAATTTTTCCCACACACGAGGGACACCAAAAAATAATGTAGGTCTTACAGAACATAAAGTATCTTTTAATGAACCTTTTAATGCGTCTGGTTGTGCAAATGTTGCTTGGGAACCTGTAAATAATGGATTATAAAAATCCAAACACTGTGCGGCTATATGGCTCAAAGGTAAATAACTAACTATTCTTTCTTTATTTGTTAATTTTAAATCACGAACTAGTGTTTGGGAAACCCATGAAATATTATCATGACTAATCATTACCCCTTTGGGGAAACCAGTTGTACCACTTGTATAAATTAAAGAATGACATCTCCATGGTGTTTGAGATGAAATTCGTTTATCCAAAATTGACTCAAAATTTTTATTGCCCTCTTTTTTTAAAAAAGACCACCAAGAATAAACAGGAATTGTAGAATTTACCCAATATGGATCTAATTTATCAAAATCTGACCAAACAATAAAAGCTTTTACTTGACCAACCAAATCATCTATATAATTTCTGTATTTATCCAACTGTTTCTCATTTTCTACTATAATAATTTGAGCATTACAATCATCTATCATATATTTGCAAGTTTCTGGTAAATTTGAAGTATAAACACCAGAAGATATACCGCCAGCAAAGATTGAAGCAAAATGTGAAACAACCCATTCATATGAATTAAAACCTTGAATCATTACACTTGAATATTCTTCTAAACCAATTGATAATAAAGCACAGGCAAATTTTTTAACATCGATATAAAAATTAGACCATGTTTTTGTAATAGATTTATCTCCAATAGTATAATTATAAGCAGGTAAATGACCATATTTACTTACTGTATCAGATAACGCATCAAAAAGTGTTATTGGGAGTATAGCATCTGTAACTTTTCTTCTAATTTCTACTCTAGGATTTGATGTCCAAACTTTATCTTCACCTATTAATAATTTTTCATAAAGACTTTCTGGAAAACTTTCTGAAAGACTTTCTGGTTCTTGAAGACTTTCTGGTTCTTGAAGACTTTCTTCTACACATTCAACCATACATTCACTTATATCATTAATACAATTTTCAATAACTTTTTCATCATTAGATGAAAAATTTGATGTTAAATTTTTTTCGTTTTTATCCATTATAATTAGATATATATTAATATCTTTAATATCTTTAATTAATTTTATTTAAATTTTACTATATATAGTTTCTAATAAATAATGTTTGTTATAAATTTGAAATAAAGATATTTATAGTAATATATATATTATAAAAATGAATAAAATGAATCCTATTATCGATAATTTAAAAACTGGGGATATATTATTATATAGTGCTCAATTGTCTTGGAATCCAATGAGCTGGTTTGGAAAACTGATTGAATATGTTACAAAAAAACCGTATTCTCATGTAGGAATAGTATTAAAAGATCCAACTTGGATTAAACCTGATATGAAGGGATTATATCTTTGGGAATCATCATATTCAGGAGTTCCTGACCCTCAAGATGATAAAAAAAAACTTGGTGTAGAAATCACACCAATTGCTGATGCGATAAATCAATGTCATGAACGAATTTATGTCCGCCAATTAGTTGATAACGAAAAGAAATTAACAATTCCAGTTTTACAAAAAATCCATAAAATAGTATATGATAAACCGTATGATTTTAATCCAATTGATTGGTTAGCAGCTTATTTAAGAAAAGATTTAATAAAAAGAAAAGAATCTCAATTTTTTTGTTCTGCTTTAGTTGCTTGTATATATGCTGAGGCAGGTATAATTGATTCCAATACAAATTGGACAATAATTCGTCCATCTGATTTTGATTTGGGAGATACTAATTTGACATGGGTTGGAGAATCCCATCTTGAAGGTTTATTTAGAATAGTATAAATTATGTTAAAATTATTATTTAATATAAAATATTATTTATATGTAATTTTATTTATAATAAAATTACATATAAATAAATATTTAATCATGATTCTACTATTTTCAACTCAAAACTTTAAGTTTAAGTTTATCGATATAAAATTTAATATATATAAATATTAAATATGTTTATATCAATTTTAATACCATTATATAATGGGATTGAATTTTTAATTGAATCGGTTGATAGTGTTAAAAAACAAACATATCCGCATTGGGAAATAATAATTGGTATTAATGGACATAAAAAAAATTCAAATATATATAAACAAGCAACAGATTTAGAAAATAAACAAATCAAAGTTATAGAATATCTAAATGCTAAAGGAAAACCACAAACACTTAATAAAATGATAAATGATTGTTCTTATGATTTAATATGTATATTAGATGTTGATGATAAATGGCTTCCAACAAAATTAGAAGAACAAATTAAAGTAAAAAAAGATTATGATATTGTCGGAACTTTATGTCAATATTTTGGTTCTAAAAACTGTATTCCTAGAATACCAAAAAGAAATATACATAAAAAGCAATTTTTTAAAAGTAATCCAATTATAAATTCATCTTGTATGATTAATAAAAAAGATGCTATATGGAATGATGAAATTTTGGAAGATTATGATATGTGGCTAAGATTAAATTATGAGAGGAAAACATTTTATAATATACCATTAGTTTTAACATTACATAGAATACATGATAAAAGTTATTTCAATAATACAAATAATAAACATGTTGAAAAATTAATATTAAAATGGAAGCAAATCTATTAA